TCTCCAACTCGTGTTGGAGTTGTGACGCCTGTAACCGAAGTTACTGTTCCCGCAGAAATAGTGACCGTGCCTACGGCTCCAGTTGCAGATATCCCCGTCGTTGAAACTGTTGCCGTTCCCCCAATCGTTACTGATCCTACGGCTCCAGTGCTTGCAACTCCGGTTACATCCACAGACGAACCACCAGTAACTGTAACTGAACCTATAGCGCCCGTGGCAGCAACGCCCGTAACCGTGACATTAGAGAACGCGGCTATCGTAACTGAACCAACCGAGCCAGTTGCTTCAACCCCTGTAACCGTGACATTAGAGAACGCGGCTATCGTAACCGCGCCAACCGCACCAGTAGCCGCAAGCCCTGTAGTTGGGACATTTCCTGCGCCAGTAACAGTGACTGAATTGACGGCACCCGTTGCTCCGGGCAACGCATCATCGTTACCCCAAGTACTGGAACCCCACGCTTGCGCAGAAGAGTTCCAGCCCTTAAAGGCTACGATAATATCTGCCATTAGCCTACTCGGATAATGGCGTTAGAAGCATCCGCCGTTGGGAACGTGATGGTAAAATCCCCAGATGTTGAGGTTTTGTCCGCACCAAAGTCCAGAACCACACAAGCATCGTTCGTCGGTGCAGATCCATCTGAACGATAGATAATCGCACCCCGCGCCGTGATCGTAGCGTTCGTAAATGTTTCCGTGCTAAAGCTCAAATACGCAGTTGTTCCACTGGTCTCAGGAACTGTAGAGATTACCAGTGTCCCACCCCCCGCAACGTATGGATTGCTGCCCGAACCTGTAGCCGAAACTTCATTGTTGGTGGCGTAAAACTCAACACTAGCGTCCATGTCCGTACCAGTACCCCCGAAGTCCGTGGGAACCGCGCTGTTCGTGTACAGTGCGATCTTAAATACATGTGATGTGCCCGAACTAAAATCAAAATCCCCGTTCAGGAGACCCTGCTTAAAAGTTGTACACATAAAATTACCATTAAAGGCCATTGTGCATCTCCTTATGTGCGTTGTCTTGTGACGGGTCCCTTGCGGTATTCGTCGATGGTTTCTTGGCCTTCGCCAAGGTTTTTCAAGCGAGCAACAGATTCTTGCATTCTTTGCTCGTATAACTGCATCATTTGAGGCTCACCCTTCATAAAGATATACGCCTCAACCAATGATCCGTACAACAGAGCCAACTCAGCATTCTGACTTAACCATGTCGTTCCGCTGTCCGCTCCCGCCGTCAACGACGCTGGTCGGTACAGATAATGTATGTCAACAGTATAGTTCGCATCGGGGGTCGGCGCGAGGATAAAATTGTCAACATCAAATTGCGCATAATACTTAGGTTGTCCCGTCGTTGTCGGGTCCGGAGTGTATGTCTGCACAAAATCCAAATCTTTAAACAATAAGAACTCTGCGTCACCGTTGACATCAAAGCTCAAAGAAAACGGCGCTAGAAAGTCAGAAGGCGCAGCCAAATACTGATTGCCGCTGGTCATGTTGCCAAACTGATTCTTTTGAAACAGATTAAGCGACACGTTCTTTAGTATCCGCTCCTCGGCTAAACGAATGAACAACGGAAGATTGTTGACGAAGGTCGTCTCGTCATTCTCCGTGTAATCCTGAAGAGCCTGCTTCAGTTCGCCATATGTCATACTCATGTTGTCACCGTCACCGTTCCTACCGACCCAACAGCTACTAAGTTGTTTGGCGGATTTATACCATTGTCAGGAGGTCCGCCCACAGGGTTCCAACTCCACTGAATATTTCTCTGCTCCGCTAAACCACTTTCTGGACGAGGGTCACGAAGAGCCTGCGGATCAGGATACGCCTTCGGAGGATAAAGCTGCGGGTGCTTGGGCTCCCACTCGTCTGGACCCACAAGCGCACCCGTCCACTCCTTTTTCATGTCCCTCAGTCTATACCGAAAGCCAGAGCGGTCAGATATTCCCCATGCGTTTTTTCCAGACGCGTAAGCCATTATACCCTCATATACCTCATACTAGGCTGCAACTTCAACGGAACTCGATCCTCGTCTTCATCCGCTGCGCGTTGGAACTCCTCTTCGTAAACAGCCTTTAAAAGCTGGATCCGTTCCGGAGTACGCTTCATGGCGATATAATAGGCCAGACCAGCAACCATACAAGGATAGAAACGGAAAGGCATATCAGTAGTGTTGACCAACGCATCGGCGTCCTCGATCCTCTGAAGATAATAATAAATTAACTGATCAGTGGAGTTTTCAGGAGTAGCCCACAGGTTAATTATCGGAGCAATCTGCTTGTTTAACCAATACTGACTAGGCCGACCCTGCGTAGTCTTGTTAGGCAGCGTCACATACTCGCCCCGACTAATACGCTCGATCTCGTAATCTGTGCCGCCCCGGCGAAGCACCACCTCAAGGACATCAACCACCGAAGTAGCCAACGTCTCAGTAGCTTGACCCTGCGTAAGCGTGATCGTGCCTTCCTTCACTGTCCACAAGTTTATGCCGCGGTTAGCCCAGTCGGCAAACATCAGGTTCAGAGACCGACGTGCCGTCTTGGCATCGTAACCCGTGCGTACTTCTATTCCGCACCGCTCGTATGCTTCCTCGATTATCTCACCGACATCGAGATTGAAGTCTCTTGATCCTGACGTAGCCATATCGTTAGCTCATATTACATTGCTTGGGCTTTTTACCAGCCATGACTGCACCGCCGTTTTGATAACCAACCTTGCCGCCATACTTATAGCCCATGCGTGACGCAACCTCTGGAGCCGACTTTTTTAAAGCTCTTATGCCTGCGCCTTTTTTCCCTGCGGGTATTGCTTTTTTCATGACTTCTTTGTCCTTTTCCGTTTGGCTGCTGACACGCGACGTGGCTTGCCAGCAGGCTGTCCCAGTTTGTTCTTCTGACGTACCTTACTACGTTTTTCGCTCGCTGTCATTTCCCCGCTAGTTTTTGGAGTCTTGCTAGAGACTCGTTTAGTTGGTCGACAGTATGGAGTACTACGTTTTTCACCCTCTTTGCGACCGCAAGGCTTACCTGTTTTAACATCCTTCCAGTCCTCCTTGAACCAGCGTTTGAGGGCTGCGCCCTTTTTTGTCTTACGAACCGCCATCAGTAAGTATTCGTCTCTTTGCGACGACCCTCTTCAACAGAACCACACCCGTAAGCGATAAAACCACCGTTCTTCAACTTCTTCTTCACAGGTCGCTTGCGCTTCTTAGAAGAGTCTCCCCAGTTTGCGGCCCCCACTTTTCGGCACTTTGCTATTGCTCCGCTTGCGTAGGCGCTTGGAAAAACCTTGTAGCGAGCCTTTACTTTTTTGTAACACGCGTCCTTTGGCATTATTCTTCCTCTCCGGAGGTCGGGATACTTGAAATGGCATTTGTCCACGACTTATCATATTGAGCCTGCCTTACTAAAAAATCTCTCCACATAGGTTTTATCATGTCGTAGTTCTGGTCAACCTTATACGCTATTACAGACACGTTAGCATTCATCTGATATAGTTGAACACCTCCCCAACTCAACAAACCTAAAAGCATAACCGAGACAATCTGATTTAAGTCTATTTTCATCTTAATAACACTTCCACCGTCTACGCGCTGCGCAAATCCGCTTTTTAGGCGTTTTCTTGCAGTTGATATTGTGCATCTCCATTTGGCCCTTTGATCTTGCGCAATACGATTTCTTACGCTTTCCACCACCCGGCTGCGGTGCTTTGAGCTTCGAACCTGTGGCTCGATTGTACTTTGCACGGCCTTTTGCAGTAAGACCAGCGCCCTTTGAAGCGGGGAGCTTTTCGCCCTTTTTAACAGAGAGTGATACATTCTTCTTTGCCATGACTATTCAACCATCACAGTTATTGTTGTGTTGGCAGGGATAGACGCATACACGCCCTTCTTCGCCAAAATACCATCCCCCGGGATATACACCTCGTCCATACCCTGCGATGTTTCGTCAATTCTAAGCAAAACTTTACCTGCTGCCTCCGTCGCACTGTCGTAAAGAACGATATGACCAGTGGCTCCAGACTCATAAGTCAGCACAACAGCTTGTAGACGGCAGCGCCGAGTTACCAACGCTGCTGAAGTTTGTGAGTAAAACGTCGTTACCTCACTACCAACCATCTTGTCACCTACGACAAAATAATTGTTAGTTGGTTTGCCGAACCCGTGAACGCAGACACATAAACACCATCCGAAAAGATAATCCCATCGTCAGGGATGTTCATCACATGATGCCCCGCAGGGAAGGTTTGCGTCAGCAACGTGTCCCCGCTGGCACTTCCGTTTTTTAAAGTGAACGCTCCTGCTGCTGCTGCGTATATAACGACTTGGCGCAATCGAGAACGAGAAGGACCTACGACAGCCGCCGAAGTCCCCTGAACCCAATTATACGCACTAACTGGACCAGCCATGCTTTAATCCTTCTTCTTAGGTGGGCGTCCGCGCTTCTTCTTAACGGGCGCGTCCTCCCACGCTTCATTTACATTCGGAGTAGAAGGATCGTCCGCCTTTAGAGTGCCATCAGTATTACGCGCTCGTACCCGCTCTTTTTTCAAGGGGTTTCCATCAGGGTCCAACCCACGAGCGGCAAGCTCTTCTGCGCTTGGAGGCTTAAATCTACTCATGTGTCACCTTTACGCTGCTGCGATTGTTCCGCCAGTATCTGAACGCTTCCAGTTTGTACCGTCGGAAAATGCCAAAATTGCAGAACCTGCTGCGCCGTTAGACACAAATACAACTGTCCCCGCCCCTGCGTCAGAAGCAGAAGGTGCGTTTGCCACAGTGT